CCCAGATATTGATAAAATGGACGGAGGTAATGACATATTCACATTCGATGACCACACAAACGAAATGCTTGATATGATAGGAGCTACAACAAACATTTTCCAAGGCGCAATTGTAATCGACGACCCAATTAAGCCAGAAGATGCTGAATCAGATATTGTCCGTGAGCGCATTAACATGCGATTTGAGAACACAATTCGTAACCGTACTAACTCACGTAATACTCCAATCATTATAATAATGCAAAGGCTGCATGAGCATGACCTTTGCGGTTATTTGCAAGAGATAGAACCAGATGAATGGACTGTTTTATCACTTCCAGTTATACAAGTAGACCCAGAAACTGGAGAAGAACATGCACTTTGGCCAATGAAGCATACACTTGAAGAGCTTTATAAGATGCGTGAGATAAATCCGCTTGTATTCGATACACAGTACATGCAGGACCCAACACCAAAAGAGGGCCTTATGTATGAAGAATTTAGAACTTATAAAATAGAAGAGCTTCCAACAGGTACAAAAGCACTTCAAAAGTGGAATTATACTGATACAGCTGATACTGGAGCTGATGATTTATGCTCAATTTGTTTTATAAATACACCTGAATTTTGTTATGTAACTGATGTTTTGTTCACAGATGCACCTATGGAGGTCACAGAGCCAAAACAAGCTGAAATGTTGACCAAAAATGGTACAGTTGAGGCTTTAATTGAATCGAATAATGGTGGCCGAGGCTACTCACGTAATGTAAAACGCATATTAAGAGTTGAACTGCGTAATTTCAGATGTGCTGTTAAAACATTTACACAGACAGAAAACAAAAAAGCTCGTATTTATGCAGCTTCTGCTAATGTTCAGAATGATATTTTGTTCCCAGAAGGCTGGGAAAGGAAATGGCCTAAATTTTACAAAGCTCTTATGTCATACCGTAAAGATAACAAAAAGAGAAATCAACACGATGATGCCCCAGATTGCTTAACAGGGGTATATGAAATGCATGCAAGAAAAGGCGGACGTAAAAAAATACACTTAAGAAATTAATATATGATTACAAAAGTATATGAGGTTACATGTGATAAATGTGGTGTTTGTATAAACCATTATATACATTATAAACCTACAATGAAAGAGTTAAGACATGATTCTGGTAAAGTTATTATAAGGAATGGAAAAATAATAACTATATGTGATAAATGCATAAAAACGTTATAAGCTTATATTCTCGCATTATTCTCATAATCTATGAGTTTTTAATTATATATGACTGATTAAATCATAAGCTTTGAATAAATATAGTACGAGAATATGAGATAAAAATGCCTCTATAAAAAATGTTAAAAGCTGTACATCTTATAGAGAAAATTAGTACATTTACATCGTGGAGAAATTTATTCAAAGCAAATATAGGTAATTCGATGCAAGTTAAGGGTAGCTGCTCGGTAATATTAACATTTAAAGCATAAATAATTATGGGATTAAACTGTGGATGCCCTGTCGGTGCTCATATCGCCGACCTTGAAATTGCTGAATGCAAAGAAAGTATGGGGCAAATTCAAAAAGTTGCATTTCAGCGCATCTATAAAACAATTGGAACGAAGAACTTTGTTACTGACCCGACTAAGAAAGCATCGTTTTCTAAATTGTTTTCTGCAGCTGATGGTTCTAAAATGACAGTTTCTCCGTATATTCAAGGACCTACTACTGAACCTGGCGCCGCTCGTACATTCGGCGGTGGCAATCAGACACTTGGAGGTATTGAGATTACAATTGGTCGTGAGCCGACAATGTTCTCTGCTACTATTTATCAAGAAAGTCAAAAAACAATTGCTCAGTTAAAGAAATATATGTGTGAAGAAATTGGTGTTTGGTTGATTGATGAAAATGGTAACATTGGCTGTTTGGTAGATGGCCAGGATGAACCTATGGCATATTTTCCAATTCCTATTGGTAAACTTTTTATCGGCGATAAAAAGCTTGGTGGATTTGAAGAACCAGATAGTAATGCTGTTGAATGGTCATTCTATCCCAATTGGAGTGATATGTTCTATATCATTAAACGTGAAACATTAGACTTTAATCCTCTTACTGATTGGGTTAATGCTGCATCAACAGGAGTTGGTGGCTAAAAATATTTAGCTATGAGAAAGAAAAAAGAGCAAACAGTAACATTAGTTGTACCAAAGTATAATATGAAGCAGGAGTTCGGCATTCAACATGCTGAGCGCTTGCTTGATATGGGTACAGCTATAAATGGTGGGTGGGAATTACCCAAAGATAGTAATTATACTTACGACGAAGAAAATGGCCTTAGAGTTAAATCAGATAAAGCAAATTCTGCAAAAGCCGACTAAACGTCAGACTATTCAGAAAGCTGTAAATATGCAACGTCGTCTTAGGTTTCATACCGAGACAAATATTGCTATATCTGATATTAATCAGCCTACAACTGTATTTCTTGATTGGGTGAGGCAGTTACTTCCAAATGATAAATACAATATATTCATAAATCTATTCAAATTCCCGTTGCCTACACCTGCTGTAGTTGAGGACGTCTATAGAGAGCTCGAGAGAGTTTTCTATAGCCGTAACTCATCAAGTTCATATCAGTTTACAGACTCAGAACTTGCAGAGGACTGGTCTCAATATAAAAAGAATAATCTTAATGAGCCAGAGATATGGAAGACAACAGGATGGAAAAAGATGCAAGTATCACCAAATAGTATTTTGGTAGTAGACCTTCCTCAAATACAAACATCTTTACGCCCAGAACCATATTTTTATTGGCTTGAAATTGATGCTGTAGTCGATTACCAGACTTCTAAACTTGATGAAAATCAATTTGAATGGCTTATTTTTAAACAGCCAGAACATAGAATAGCTGTATTTGATGATACTTCTATAAGAGTATATCAGCTAAATGAGAAAAATGAAATTCAATCGCTTATTTCAGAAGCAAAGCATGATTTAAGATACTGCCCAGCTAGGTTCTTTTGGTCAACACAAGTCAATAAAAAAAATAAAGACCTTAAGAAAAATCCAATTACAAAAGAACTATCAAATCTTGATTGGTATTTATTCTTTGCTTTATCAAAACAACATTTAGATTTGTATGCACCTTATCCTATATATAGTGCGTATGAAGCTGATTGTAATTTTGAAAATAATGAAACTGGTGATTATTGTGATGGAGGTTTTCTGCGTAATGCAAAAGGTGAATACAAAATTCTCAATGATGGAACAGTTGAAAAATGTCCTTGCTGTAGTGAAAAACGTATAGCTGGCCCTGGTTCATTCTTAGAAGTTCCTATACCAAATCAGTCTGAAGGTGTTGCGGATATGCGTAATCCTGTTCAGATAACCACTATTGATAAAGATTCACTCGACTATAATGTCAATGAGTGTGCAAGGCTTAAAAATGAAATTGTGATTTCTGTTGTTGGTTCAGGTGGTACTGTAAGTGAAAAAGAAGCTATAAATGAGACTCAAGTAACTGCTAACTTTGAAAGTAAAACTTCAGTTCTCAACGCTTTAAAGACCAATTTTGAATTAGCGCAGAAATTTGTCGAAGATACTGTTTGCAAACTCAGATATGGAGATGCTTTCATATCATCTTCTGTAAACTGGGGTACAGAGTTTTACGTTTTCACAGTAACAGAGTTATATTCTAAGTACAAACAAGCAAAGGAGAATGGCGCATCTAACTCAGAACTAGATGCTATATCGCAACAAATTCTTGAAGTTGAGTATCGTAACAATCCTTTGGTACTTCAGAGAATGCTCATCTTAAAACAATTGGAGCCATATCCACATAAAACATTGGATGAAGTGTTAAAATTATATGAAAAAAAGTTATTAAATGAAAATTTAGTAAAGCTTAAAATAAATTTTAGTACTTTAGTTGAAAAATTTGAACGTGAGAATATTAACATAATTGAGTTTGCTTCAAATAAGACAATGAGAGAAAAAATAGATATTATAAACAAAAAACTTTTAGAATATGTTACAAAAATTGGAACTTCAACAACTACAGGCACTCAGTCTTGAGGATATTAAATCTTACAAGAAAAAGGCTGTAGAACGTAAAGCAGAACTAGAAGCTGCTAAGGCTAAAGGTGGAAAAGCTTGGACAAGTAACTTACAGGAAGAGCTTGACGAGGTAGTTCTTTTCTTAGTAGATATTGATGATATTATCGAAGAAAAATCATCTGTATCAGAAGTGCAGGTTGAAAGTAATTATACTCCTGAGCCGGGTACTGAGAAAATGGTGCATTTGTCAATTGTGCATGGTCGCAGGTTTAATCCAATGACAGGCAAAGAAGAGTCACCAGCATATACTCAAATGTTCACATTTGCAGAGTGGCAACTTTTCAAGAACGCATATAAAGGACTTGGCTATACAATTATGGCAGTTTTACATGACCCGTATGGAGATGCTAAAGAGTTAGTACAAAAATAGTATTAATTATAAAAAAACACAAAGCTATATGTTAACAATTGAGATGCTACGACAAAGTTCAGCTTTAACTGGTCTTACCGATGACCAGT